TTCTCGGTTATCTTGGGGGCTTGGTTAGCGGTATCGCCAGTTTCTACTTCGGGTCTAGCCACAATGGAAATTAACGGTATGGAAAAACTCATAGAACAACTCAAGCGCCATGAAGGTGTTAAGACGCGTGCCTACAAAGATGCCTACGGTACTTGGCATATAGGCGCAGGGCGCAATATACACCCTGACGGCCAGCATCAAGGCATTGGGTTAAGCATGGAAGAAATTGACTTCATGCTTTCTAATGACATTGTTAGAACCATTCAAGAATTAAGCACAGAATATGATTGGTTTAATGACCTGGAAGACGGTGCAAGGCGTGACGGGATTATCAATATGCACTTCAATCTAGGTAGAGTTCGTTTCTCCAAGTTTGTTAAGGCGTTGGCTCATATGGAAAAAGGCAGTTATGACGCAGCAGCAGCAGAATTTTTGGACAGCCTTTGGGCTAGGCAAGTAAAGGGTCGGGCATTAGAAGTTACCGATATGATTAAGACCAACACTTACGTTTAGAGATAACAGTTATGCCAGAAAATTTGTTTAATAAAATTAGTGGTGGTGGGCTGTTGGGTTCTGTTTTGCCTGCATCCATTGCGCCAGATGCTGCTCAAGAATTGGGAATTTTTGGGGCTGAATGGACTGGAGAACAACCTCATGCTCCAGGTTACGGCGGCCTTGTCATGGGAGAAAACTGGTGGCAGAAGTACAAAGATATGCTGCCTCATGGAGATCAGCTTGCCTACGCACCAGAAAGAAAAAGATTTAATGATCTAAGAAATAAAATATTGACTAAGGACGAGTTGGCAGAAGCTGTAGATATTCTTAATAACGACCCTAGCCTTTCTAATCAAGAAAAAGCTACCTACACAGCAGAGCTAATCAGTAAAACTGCTTATGACTACAACTTGACTGATGAGCAGCGTTTAAACGCCCTGCAAGAGACATGGGGGCAGTTTGGAATAGACGATGCTTTTAGCAATGAAATTAATAGTTCTGATCCAAGATACGGTGTTCGCTATGGGGATTCGGGGTTTTTAAATGTAGATAATAATATTTCTGTTAGCGGGGGTGGCCTTGTTAGTGCGCTTGAGAGCGCTTTAGAAGGGGCTGATAGTTCAGAAACATCTGCTACGGACATTTTATCTTCATCAACAGAAGACTCTGGTGGCGGTATTTTGACTGACTCAACTGCAACAGCTAGTAGTGGAGATGGTTCAACCGGAAGTGCCAGCACAGCAGTCTCAACACCTGCTAGTTATTCTTGGATTTATGATAAGGACACAGATACTTTTGGTTATCAGCCATTTGATAATGACGGAAATAGAATGGGAGATGCAACAGAAATTGTTAGTGTCTCTGATGTAGGAGGTACGGAAGGAACCACTTTTAACGATGGCGATACAGTTGTGCTTTATAGGCCCACTATTGATCGTGCTGGTGAGGGACTTAACATAGGTGGTTGGCAGTTAGAGCATTCTGCTGATTCTTCTGAGGAATCAGATTACAACGCAATTATGGCTCCTGTCTGGGAAAATTTTTGGAGCCAAATAAACAAAATTGCAAGCGGTGAAATTGAAGGTGGGTTTGTTGATACCTCTGTTGCTGCTAATGCTGCTGCTAATGCTGCTGCTAATGCTGCTGCTAATGCCACGGCTAATCCTGCTGCTGACACTACAGGCATTATAGATGCTGTTGCAGGGGGGATCGACCCAAACCTTGCCGCTACCACCGGCGGAGGCACTACTACCACTGGAGGCACTACTACCACTGGGGGAGGCACTACTACAGGAGGAGGTACTACCACCACCACCGGAGGTACTACTACAACTGGAGGCGGTAGCAATAATACAAATAACGGAAGTAATGGGAACGGAAGTAATGGAAATGGAAGTAATGGAAATGGTGACAACGGTAATGGAAGTAACGGAAATGGAAGTAATGGAAATGGAAGTAATGGAAATGGAAGTAATGGAAATGGAGTTGTTCTAAACGGCAACGGCAACGGTAACGGTAATGGTAATGGCAATGGCAAAGGTGATAAAGGTGATAAAGGTGATAAAGGTGATAAAGGGGAAAGAGGTGCTGCTGGAGCCGCTGGAGTAGCTGGAGCTACAGGTGCTACTGGAGAAAGAGGTTTAACTGGCGCTACAGGTGCTGCTGGCACTCAAGGTGAAAGAGGCGCTCAAGGTGAAAGAGGTCAGGCTGGAGCAGTAGGGTTTAATGTAAACATGGATAGAGGACAGGCAATACAAATGGATGTCCCTGGGGTTCGTGTTACTGATTTTGAGCTTGCCCAAATGCCCGTGTTAGGACAGGGAAGGCAGCCCTTATTTCCTAAAGCCTCTAACTTTTTAGCCAAAACAGAAGAAAGATATAGGCAAAGAACTCCAGGCTCTTCTTTGATTGAGCTGGCAAAAATGATGCAAATAGGATAACTGGATATGACTTACCTAAATTTGATAAATGGTGTCCTAAGACGATTAAGAGAAACTACTGTTTCTACTAATACAGAAAACGCTTACAGCACACTAATTGGCGATCTTGTAAATGACGCTAAAACCACAGTTGAAGAGGCTTGGGAGTGGTCAGCTTTAAGAAACACTATTACTTTCAATACTGTAGATGGAACATATACCTATGCTTTGACCGGAGCAGGGCAAAATTCAGTGCTAAAAGATTGCATGAATGACACAAGCAATCTGTTTTTGCAGCAGCGCACCAAATCTTTTTTTAATACGCAATTTTATAACGCCACTCCTGCTTCTGGTGCGCCGAACTATTTTACAATGAACAGCACAGACTCTAATGGTGATATTCAGGTTGATGTTTACCCTAAGCCAGATGGCGTGTATGCAATGCGATTTGATGTTGTTACTCCCCAAGCAGCGTTATCAGCAGATGCTACAAGTTTAAGCGTTCCTTCTAATCCTGTTTTGCAACTTGCCTTTGCTATGGCTCTCAGAGAGAGGGGTGAGACAGGAGGGCAAAGCGCAGCAGAGCAGTTTGGACTAGCTAGTATTGCCTTGTCTGATGCAATAGCGATTGATGCTAACAAGTACCCTGTAGAAATGACTTTTTTGGCGGTATAAATGGCACAGCCTCTACAAAATATAACAATTTCTGCTCCTGCGTTTAGAGGAATAAATACGCAGGACGCTCCTTTGCTACAAGACCCTAGTTATGCGGCCATAGCGGATAATTGCATTATCGACAAAGAAGGCCGTATAGCTTCTCGAAAAGGCTACACAATGGTTTCCAGTAACGGGGCTACTGTATTAGGTAGTTCTGCTGGAATTGAATCCATTGGAGAGTTTGTGCAGGAAGATGGCACTAAAATTGTATTTTCCTGTGGGAACAATAAGATATTTTCAGGCACTTCTACCCTCACAGATATAACCGGAAGCCTGACAGTCACAGCTAATAATTGGTCTATGGCTAGTTTGGCAAACAAGTTTTACTTTTTCCAAAGAGGTCATGCCCCTTTAGTTTATGATGCTTCAAGCAGCGCATTAACCACTATTGCTGCTCATGGGAGTGTCGCAGGAACCCCTCAACAGGCGCATATTTGTCTCGCTGCATTTGGAAGGTTGTGGGTTGCTGACATTGCTTCTAATAAAAAGACCTTATATTGGACAGATTCTTTGGATGGTCTTGATTGGTCTGGAGGGTCAAGCGGTAGTCTCGATGTTACTACTGTATGGCCTAATGGGTTTGATGAAATTACAGCCTTGGCTGCTCACAACAACTTTTTAATCATTATGGGCAAGCGTTCCATGCTTGTTTATTCAGGGGCTACCGATCCTGCCAATATGTCTCTTAGTGATACAGTTAATAATATTGGGTGTGTCGGGCGTGATGCGGTTCAAAGTACAGGTAAGGATATATTATTTCTAGACTTCTCTGGTGTTCGTTCTTTGTCTCGTACCATTCAGGAAAAATCTGCTCCTATCGGCGATATTTCCAAGAACGTGAACAATGATATTAAGTCTAGGGTTCAGGCTGAAACGGGCAATATTAAGTCTATTTATGACCCTAATAATGCGTTTTTCTTGATTAATTTCCCGACTGTCGGGGTAGTTTATTGCTTTGATACCAAGTATCCCTTGGAAGACGGGAGTTATAGAACAACCACCTGGACTTCAATGGAACCTTTATGTTTTGTTGTAACTGACGCAGACGCTTTATATCTAGGGGTTGCCACTGGGATAGCGGAATACACAAGTTATACAGACAATACCACAGAGTTTTCCCTGCAATATTTCTCTCACCCTTTAAGTTTTGGTGATTCTTCTAGGTTGAAGTTTTTAAAGAAGGTTAATGTAACAACCTTTAACGGGGCTAATGCTGATGTAACCCTTAACTGGGCTTATGATTACGAGGGAAATTATCAATCTCAGGTTTATACTTTGGCTGGGTTTAGCTCTGGTCAGTATAATATTAGCGAGTACAATACGACTGCTGAATATTCTTCATCTATCTCTCTTATTAATACAGAAAAAATTAATACAGGCGGCAGTGGAAGCCTTGTTTCTGTAGGATTAACAACTAATGTAGATGGAAATGAAATAGCTTTCCAAGAATTGAATATACATTCCCTCATAGGGAGGATTAATTAAGTGTCCAATTACACGATAGTAACTAATTTCGGAGCTAAGGATTCACTCCCGTCTGGGTCGGCCAATAAGGTTATAAAAGGCTCAGAGTTCACTACAGAATTTACAGCGGTACAGACTGCGGTTAATTCCAAGGGTGATACGGCTTCTCCTACTTTTACTGGAACAGTAACGACTGCCGATTTGACAGTAAGCGGCACGTTTTCAGTAGGGACTATTGATGGAGGGACTTATTGATGGCTAATGGAGTTAACATTTTTAACCCTGCTAAAACTTTAAATCTTCCGCCAGCTTTAAGCGGTTTTATTGATAACTACGGCACATTAATTGGTGCGGCTGGTCAATTAGCGGCTACTGAAAGTGCAGTTAATAAACTTGAGGGCATGGGAGCCGATGCCAAAGAATTTATAGGCTTTCCAGGTGATCAAAACCTTTATAACACAATAGCAGGAACTACTACGTTTAAACCCTTTGGGGTTACTGGCCTTCCTATGGGGTCTGTACAAACAGACGCACAGGGTGGGGCGGCTTTTTCATTAAGCCCAGAGCAAGAAGCCCTAGCTAAATCTTTAAGAACGGGTGGTTCCAGTTTAATAGATGCTGTTTTGGGTAGAGGTCAGTATGGGACATTTGATCCTGCTACTGGTCAATACACAGATGATATGCGTTCTGAACAAGCTAATTTAATGAGATTGCTTGAGGTTGGTGATAAGGATGCTCAAGGTCGGACATATCGGCATTTGAAACAAGACGATTATCTTAAGCAGTATGCCGATCCTTTTTCTGCTGCAAGCCTAGCTGATGCTGAACAGACTGCGTATGACAGAATGAGGGCAATAAGAGCCCCTGAAGAAGAAAGGGCGCAAACAGCGTTGAATTCGGCTTTGGTTGCCGGAGGAAGACAGGGGTTACAGACAGCTCAATTTGGCGGTTCTCCTGAACAGTTTGCTTTAAGCAAAGCCATTGAAGAACAGAAAGCCGCTGACGCAATGATGGCTATGCAAATGGCTAGGCAAGATGCACAAGCGCTTGCCAACCAAAGGGCTTTGGCGATAGGCGAAGCAAGAACTGACCAAGAGCTGAAAAGCCAGCAACGACTAAGTGCATTAGGTCAGCAAGCCTTAGAAAAACAGCTAGGTGCAGACATAGCGAGTAGTTTTCTTACTCAATCCTATGCCCCACAGACTGCATTAATTCAAGCCATGCAGCCTTCAATAGACCTAGCCAATATTTCTACTGCTGCCAGAAGAGACTTAGGCGGTCAGGCATTGAACTTAGGCCAGAGCTATCTTGATTACGACTTAGGCACTAGGGGTGCTGCTGTAAATCTAAGGAACCAAACCTTACAAGGCTTGTTTGATTTGCTGGTAGCCAGAGAAGCGGGTAATGCTGTTAGGGATGCTTCTGCTAATCAGACTAACAGGATTGGGGGTAGCACTTTTGGTTATGACCCAAATAATCCTAACCATGATCCATATGACTATAGAACATGGACTTAACACAGACATTTGAGAATAAATTATGCTTTTTGACATAGCAAAAACATTAGGCGTGACGGAACCATCTCCGAGACAACAAAGACAACAAAGGCTCTTAGCCGAAGGTCAAGCCTCTGCTGCCCAATTTGCCGGATTACCTACAGGTATCAGGGAATTAGCTATGGGTATTAGTTCTAATATCCCTAGAAATGTAGAAGCTGTTAGAAGGTTTGGGGTTCAAGCAGGGCTTCCTATGGAAACGCAGGGAGAACAACTGCAAGGAGCAATGCGTGGGCTTAATGTGGAGAATCCCGCAGATCAAGCTGAAATGGTAAGGCTTCTTTCTAATATTGACCCTATAAGGGGAGCATCAGCGGCGGCTATATTTGCAGAAGAAAAACAAAGAATTATAGATCGTGATGCACAAAGAGAGTATCGACGCTTGCAAGAGGAAAATATACAAGGCCAAATTGACGCAAGACGATCTGCTAGTGAGGCTAGTTCCCAAGAAGAAGAACGTCGAAAAAATATTAGAAATGCTGCTAGTAATCGGTTAGCTGACGGTCATCCTGTAAAAGAATTACTTGATGCCGGATTAGATTTAACGCCCACTGCGCTTATAAACATTTTTTCTGAGCCTGAAAAGTCTTATAGAATTGAGGAAATATTTGATTCAACTACAGGTTCAAATAGAATTGTTGCTATTGATATAAATGATCCAACAGCACCATTTCTTGACCTTGCAGCATCTCCTCAACGTGCTAATCAAAATATAGACCCATTTCCCTCTGGCCCACAGATGTCAAATATTCGAGCCATGATAGAAGGAGATGAAGAACTTACACTAATTGCTGAAGGAAAAGACACTTGGCTTCCTTTCGATGAGATTGATCCTATTACTAGCGAAATGTCTTTAGTCAATATGATTTATCATGCAGCAGAAAGAAACAAAGATAAGGGAATTACACCTTTAGATATTATTAATCGTATAAAAGAACAGGTAAAAACACCTGAAGGGAAACAGGCTCTAGCACAAGGAATAATAAATTTAGGAGATTATTCAGTTCCTTCAAACGGTGGTTCGGGAGAGTGGGAAATTGTAACCGAAGAAGAAGCAAACTTAAACAACCAAGATGCTAATTCAGATGTAGTTCCTACACCAATTGAAGTTAGTAATCCAGATGAGCCTAATCCTCAAGAAAACTTTAATAAAGATAATAGCTTTGAAATCGTTTTAAATAATTTAACAAGCGCAAATCAGCCTATAAATGAGGCAATAAATCGTTATCTTCAAAATAAAGAAGTTGAATTAGAAAATGCATTAACAATAAAAAGAAATAGAGAAGCTACAAACGCTGATACAACAGAAATAGATAATCGTATAGATCAAATTAATTCTTATATTTCTAACTATTCCGCTATGTTAAATAACTCAGCTATGGCCGCAAACTAGATATGCCAGAAACTAGAGTTAAATCTCCAGCAGGTGAAATAATTGTTGTTAGGCATCCAGACGGGGCAACTAACGAAGAAATTATTGCGTTTGCTCAAAACAAATCTCTTCCTTTTAATTCTAAAGAAAGAGAAATGGATGATTTTTCAGCTCTAGAAAAGTTTAAGTATGAATGGGACAGGACTGAAACTTTAGCAGGAAATGCTGGAATTCTTTTAGAGTCTTTGCTCCCTATGGGGAATATAGACCTTTTCAGAACTGCGGGAAAAGGATTCTATGCCTCACCAACAGAATTGTATGGTGATGATTTTCTGGATTTGTCTGTTAATGAAAGAAGAGAACGGATACAAGCAACAAGAGCCGCAGAAGAAAGAGAACAATATCCAGTATTAAGCAGACTTGCAGAAACAGAAAGCACCGGAGCATCAGGTATGTTAGGTGTATTTCTTGCTTCATTAGCCGATCCCATAATTATAGCCCCAGTAGGCCAAACACCAAGAGCTATGGCTGCGATTGGTGGTTTAATTGGTGGGGGCTATGAAGGAGCTAGGCAACTAGCGGAAGAAGGAAAAATAGACCCTTTAATGCTGGGCGCGTATACAGCAGGGGGAGCAGTTTTAGCACCAACATTAGATAAAGCCTTTAGATCAATTGCGCCAGGATATAATCGACTAAAAACAGCGATTAAAGGGGCTAGAAAACCCGCAGAGCAAGCAAAAGCTAATGGTGTAATTGATAGAGTAAATAGCAAAATAATGGAGCTTCAAGCAGAAGGATTAGAAGACACAAATTTATTATTAGCTGCGGCATCAAGGCTAGAAATAAAACCTAAAGAAATAGAAAAAGCAATTGCTAATTCTACCCAAAAACTTGAGATACCAGAGCCAGAAATATCTAAAGCTATATTAGAGCTTAAAAAGTCAAATGATGGTTATGTAAAACCAGGATTTATAAGTGACTTTATAGAAACAGTGGGTAGTAGATTAGAAAGAGTTTCTGTTCCTGTTTATAAAAGGGTTAGAAAATATGACTATGATATTCGCAGTACTAAAGCTAAATTCTTAAAAGAAGCTGAAGATTTTATGGTATTAGATCGGCTACTTGGCCGACCAGAAATTAGAACAGAGTTTTACAAAAGACTTCTCTCTCAGGATTATCCTGGTGCTGCACAACTCGCAAAGAATCAAGGAATAGATAGGTTTCAAGTAAATGAGAATTACTATTCTACTGTAGATGAGACTTTAGCAAATACAAAAAATCTTTTAGACAAAATTTTAAAATACTCAGATAAAATTACAAAAAAAGTTACCCCTTATAGAGCAGAGCATTTTCCTGGCATTGTAGAAGATGTAGCTGGAGTTAGAAAAGATTTAGGATTAGTCGAAGAAAAATCTTTTTATGATCTACAGCTAAAACAAAAAGCAGATATGATGAATAAGTCTGTTGAAGAATTAACCGAAGGAGAAAGAGCTAATGTTGCATCACATTTTTTAAGCAATAGCCCTCAATACATACCTAAAGGAAAAGCTGGATTTCAAAAAGCTCGCTTAGTTAAGGTTGACGATGATCTTATGAAGCGTTACGCACCTACAGCTTCAGAAGCGTTAGACAAATATATAACCAAAGTCGTGAATTACACTGAAAAACACAAACTCTTTGGAAAAGACTTAGTGACATTGGGAGATGACATAGATTACGACAAAAGCATAGGGGCGCTTGTTTCAAGAGAAATAGATGCTGGTGAAATAAATGCTGCTGGGTCGGAAGAAATTAGAACTCTACTCGAAGCTAGATTCGGGCCTGGGGAACAAAGCGCAAGCCAATGGGTTCAGCGGGCAAAAGCTCTTTCTAACATGATATTACTTGGCAATCCTATTTCTGCCACAACTCAATTAGGCGATCTGTTTATTAATGCGTATAGGTATGGTGGCAGAAATGCTTTTAAGGGGGTTTTAGATACAATAAAAGGAAGTACGGTTACTAACCTAAAAGATTTTGGTTTAGAAAAACACATTTCTCAAGACTTTTCAGATATTAACTCTATGACAAAGGCGCTGGATAAGGTCTTTACATGGTCTGGGTTTAGGGCAGTAGATAGATTTGGCAAAACATCATCTATGCAATCAGCTTGGCATTACAATACTGGTTTGGCCAAAACTAAAAAAGGGATGAAAAAGTTAGAAAAGAAGTGGGGAAAGTTTTATGGAGATGAGTTTGAGAGTTTGGCTAATGATCTAAGAGAAGGAAAAGTTAGCGAAAATGTTAAACTTCTTTTGTTTTCTGAACTTTCTGGGCAACAACCCATAGCTCCTATAGATACGCCTCTTAAATACCTTCAAGTACCGAACGGAAGAATCTTTTATTCTTTAAAATCTTTTGCCCTAAAACAACTAGAGCTAATTGATAAAACTATAGTAAAGCAAATACAAAAAGGTAATTACAATGAGGCGGGTAAAAATGCGTTGGCTTATGCGCTGATAGTCGGTCTTGGTAATGCCACCGTTCAAGAAACTAAGAACTGGATGCAGGGCAGAGAGTTTCAGATAGACCGAGTTCCCGATAATTTCATTAATTACATTTTTGCCACTTTAATGACTTCTCGGTACGCAGTAGACAGAAGTTTGGAAAGTGGGGATTTGTTTTCCCTCGCCACTGATGCGATTGCCCCGCCTCTTAATGCCCTTCAGACTCTTACAAGAGATACATATAATGCCGCAGAAGCGGTGGCTTCCGGAGAGGAAATAAGTCCCAAGGCTGCTAGAAGCATCCCTCTTGTTGGGCGGTGGTGGTATAACCTTTTTGGTGGCGGGGCAGAAGAATTTTTAGAAAGAGAAAAGAGAGAAGAATAATGGCAAAAAAGAACTGGATCAAAGGCGCAATCAAGAAACCTGGAGCATTAAGAAAGACTCTAGGTGTAAAGAAGGGTGAGAAGATACCCGCCAAGAAGTTAAACAAAGCCGCTAAAGGAATAGGGGTTAGCAAGAAGACCGCTCAAAGGGCTAGGTTAGCAAAGACTCTTAAAAAGATGCGTTAATTCCGGTAAACACGCGCTTCTACGTTACATTTCAGAGAGTTAGCAGGGTCATTAGGCGTGAAAGGTAGCTCTCCTCTCGCTGTTAATACTCAAAAACCTCAAGCTCTCCCATTTCTCCTTGAAGCCTTTTTGATTTAAGTCTTTCGTATTCAGCTTTGTAATGCTTGGCTACATCCTTCAGGTTCTTTTTAATTGATTTGGCTAACCCTATGTCATTCCGCTTTTCCCTAAGAACATCAATCATTCCTTCCCCTATCCTCTCAGCAACCCAAGATCGGAAATCATCTGGGTTAGCTCCTAGCCTCTGGTGACAACCGAAACAATGGGCGAAAGCGTTGTCAGGGCAGTACCTAACGGCGTTAGCCCTTCTTCCGAAATAGTGTGAGCAGTGTAGCCCTTGGGTTCCCTCTTCGTATTGCTTGCCGCAGCACTGGCACTTCCATGCTGCTGCTTCTCTAATGCACTTGGAAAACCAGAGGTCTGCGGGGGTTACTTTTAATCTGGGCATTCTGCGCTCTTTTCCTTTTTCCGCTTGAATCTTTTGTTGTAGCGTAATTTTGTTTTGTCAAACTCCGACTCCAAGGTAATCACCCAATCTTGCATTACATCGTATTGTTCCATTTCGTCTAAATCATAAAAGTCTTCATCTAGCTTCAATCCACCTGTGACCCCTACCAAATCCATTACTAAATAACCGAAAGGACGGTTGCGATCCCAATAATAATACTCTTGCTCTTTCAAGCCCCCGTAACAAGTACAAGTATGTGTAGCTCTAGGTTCTGTTGATTTGTATTTGCTCATTCTTCTCCTTTTTCCTCTGAAACCTTTTCTAGTAACTCTTCCAAGACTTCCTCTAATTCTGCCAGTTTTCTAAGCATATCCTTCAGTTCTTCTGCTTCATCTTCCTCAATCTCAACAATGATCTTCATTTGCTCTGGGCTTCCACAAGCTCTATATATTCGCCTTTTGCCTCTAGGATTAGACCCTGCTCCGCAAAGAACGCTTGCATCCAATCCAAAACAAAAGTCATTTCTCCCTTTAGCCACTTAGAGCTTGAGGTTAAATCCAGCCTAGTTTCTTTTGTCTTTGGGTTTGCAAGCGATTGAACTAAAAAATTTTGCTTGGTTTGTGTATAGCATTTTTGCTTGACGTATCTTTTCATCCCCTCCAGCTCTACCTCTGTAGGCTCTTGCTCAAACGCTGCTTCTGCCGCATCCCTTATCCATATATGAAATAAGGCGTTTTGGGGAAGCCCTCTCAAAACAAACTCTTCGCACTTCATCCCTTGAGAGGAGAAAGCTACCGAACAATGTCCTGACTTTTTTACAATTTTCCTGATTGAATCGCTGCAAGTCTTTAGGTCTTTTTCATTTGTTACTATCGTGCTTGTTACCATAGCTAATCAGCTCCTCCAAACTAATCCCCAAAACATTGCATACTTGAAGCGCAATCTGGATTCTTGGGTTCGGGTCTTTAAGTATGTTGCTGTACCTTTGAACAGTAACCCCTATGGCTTTAGCCATGAAAGTTTTTTTAATGTCCTTAATGGAATGCGCGATATTAATACACCTTCCCAGGTGTATGTCAGAAGGGTATGTCATCATCAAAGTCCTCACTTGGATTAAATTGTTGGGCCGCTTCTTGTGGCGGCTCTTGGCGGGTTTCGGCGGGTTTCGGCGGCGCTTCTTGAGAGTCACCCTGAGCTGAGGAGGATAAGCCTTGCAGCTCCCGCACGACTATTTGAGTGGAATATTTCTTAACTCCATCTCTGTCTGTGTAACTTGTGGTTTGGAGACTGCCCTCAATGTAAACCGAGTTGCCTTTCTTTAGATAAGGTTTGATATATCTCTCGACCAAATTGTTCTTGTCTCCAGCTCTACCAAACGCTACGCACTTATGCCATTCGGTTATCTGCTCCTTCTTGCTGCTATATTCATTGGTTGCTACAGTGAAGTTTGCCACTGGCGCGTTGTCTTGGGTGTATCTAATATCTGGATCAGCCCCCAGATTTCCTATAAGCAATACTTTATTTAAGCCTTTCATTGTTTCTCCTTACTCAGATAGATTCTCTAACTTGTGATGACTGCAATTTCCTCTTTTCTTCTGTGGTGAGTATTCCACCCTTGCTTGGGGCTAACCATAAAGCCCTCTGGTCTGACTCCTCTAAATTAAACCAAGCTCTCGCCGCATCACCGATACTGTGCGTATCATCAGCCTCATTTAGTCCCGCCTTGATAGCAACAACATCATCAAACAGCCTCCTAGCAGCCTCAGAGCAAGCCAGCACGTTAGCTATACCTTCATTAGCCTTCTGGTTAATAATCGCGTCAGTGACCTCCTCTGCGCTTGCTATAGAGCCATCTATGCCTATGCCATAGATGCCCAAGCATCTACCAATAGCAGATGTTTCACAGTTCTCTATGTGGCTAGTGGAATTGACCTTTGAGGATGCGTCTGACTGGCTCTCTTGAGCGTGACCTGAAGAAAGAACATTGCCCTCCTTGTCGGACAGTGTGGCTTTCATAATCACTAATGACTGATCTTCGCTGATGTACTGTATGCTCGTATCAATGTAATACTCTTCCCCTTGTGAGCGAATATGCTCTAAGCGCTCATTTACCATTACATATGGCTTGCCCTTAATTTGTACTGGCATTTGGCTCTCCTTCCTCTGATTGGTTTTCGCATTTAGAGCATAGCTCTTTGCTCTCCTCTTCATGCGTCAATATTTTGTCGCAAACATAACAAGCTGCTTCGCTTAACAGCTCCTCTTTTACTCTTCCCATACTGTTCTCCTTAGTTTATTTATAAACCAAATAATATAATTTTTACGGATTAATAACAATAATTAAGTTTATTAGAAACCGTATTCAAACGTACTCAAACGTATTCGCCTCACAATTTCGGACAATACTCTGAACTTTTGTCCGGTCTATATCTTCAAGGCGGCTTTTAGCTCGGCTATTCTTTTTTTTATCTCTTCTTTTGGGAGTGGCTTGCTCTCTAACTCTTCTTTTGCGTAGCGTTTAAACGCTGTGTTTTCAAAGCAGAGTTTTTTGAATTTAGGAAGCGTCAATTTTCCGCCATCAAAATTCGTAGACCGCTTAGCTCCCTCTATTAATGCTTGATTACTAAACTTCTTGCAGTTTGACCGCCAAAATTCTGACGTTGCACTGGCTACTCCATCAGTAACTAAGCCGCTTAGCTCCAAAGAAGCCCATACCCGCGCCCAAAGCTCTCTAGGTATCTCCCCAGTTGGCTCTCGCGTGTTCCAGGTAGGCGCGATACTCTTCTTTTCTTCTATCATCTTTTGTTCCGGTGCTTTGCTGTTGATCAATTCCATCATCGAACCTCTCGTGCTTTATGTATCTGCATAGGTTTGGGAATGGGGCAAAGAAAAGCCCCTTCCCTTTAAGCTCTCGCTTAGCTTGTGCCTGAGCATCATAGGCTTGAATGATAAAAGCTGCGTCCTCTTGTGACTCCACCATAGATGCCCATGCTGCGTAAGCCTCCTTCTTGCTTCCTTTTGCTCCAAGTGAGGGGTCTGCCCGCGCCCAAAACCTTTCAAACTGCTGGCAATACGCCACCCTTCTCCTCATGCGTCAGCCTCTATAACTTTAGTTGTAAAGACTTTAATTTCATCAACGATCAAATCCTGAGTTGACGAAATAAACTGTTCAAGAACCCGCAAATGTTCTGCTTCCTGAGTTAATTGAGGCTGAGTGATTACATCCCTCAGCAACTGCGCTTCTTCTGCCGAAAAAACAATTAAGTTGGTTTCTCTTATGCTCATCTATTTCTCCTCAATTAAAGCCGCTTCTCCGGCTGCGTTTAAAAATAACTTTCCATCCCAGTCCTTGACTCGCATAACCCTGCTGTTGTCGCGCTTATCCCCCAAATAAAAGATCAAACCATCCTCTTCTAAATTTTTGGGTCTGCCGGAAATTGTCCCGCCAGTAACTCTTCTTCCTAAGAGCTTTTCGTAGGCTACTTCAGCTTCCTTCGGGGTTAGTCCTCTCATGCCAGAGTCCTTAACCATCGCATACACTATCTGTTTCAAGTGTGCGCTATTGACAATGTGCGCCCCAATAGCTGAGGTTTCTGGGTCATCGCTTCGATATAGTTTGAACGGGTCTGTTGTATCAAAATCATCATCATCAGACATAATTTTCTCCTGTAGTTTCAATAAGTTATAACTTCCCCTTTTTCCCCCATGAAGCTAATCCTTTAACTCATGCCTGAATCAACAGTAATACACAAAAAATGTGTATCAGGTACTCAATGTTCCCCCGCCTTTCGGCCACTCTCCAGAGTGAATCGCTCCTGAATACATCAGACTTCATGGGCTAGGTTGTCAAGGGTTAGACAGCGCCTAGATTTTGTCTTCGCTTAACCTCACTTGGAGTATGTCTTGAGTTTTTAGTGGTCGGACATAGGCAACACCACAATATCTTGTGGCGGGAATGCTTGACTTATTGCTTGAGGGGATAGGAGAATTGCGACTGTCGGTAGTGCTCAGTGCTTTCTCTCTTTCCCGCTCGGCATTAAGGGCTGCTAACCCGCCGACAATTTAAAAGATATTCTCTTTCGCTCGGAATATCAAATCAACAGCGCCACCTTGTTATGCAGGGTGGCGTTTTTAATTAGGGAAGCTGTTTAAACAGCTCGTCTGTAATCAAACTCTCGATTATCGTGTTGTCGTTTAGGTGTTCATCAGTCTCCAGGTTTCTTGCCCAATTAAGTACAATCGCTACGTTGCCGTTTCCGAATACTCCAATGTCCGGTTCGGCTAAAACTACGTCGTAATTAACCTCGTACTCAATCTCTGCTCCGTTAAGTTTAATAGTCACAGTGTCTTTTTGGTCGTGATATGGTCTGATGACGCTCATGGGCTACCCGACAAGAAAAATAAAAGTGATAAGGGCATAAAAATAAAACGCCGTAAACGCCGCGCCAAATGTAAACGCCGCGCCAATCAGGACTCCCTTGCCAAACTCACGATACCCTATCCAAGAATTTTTGGCCGCTCTGTGAAGTTTTTTCATGGTTACACCCTCACAACCAGAATTAGACTTCCATCTGCGGAGTGGGCATAGGTGAGGTTCAGAGTGTCTCCAACCTCAGCTTCCTTGTTGATTTTTTGGATAGAAATACGCCTATCACCTCGTTTGGTTTTATAAAAAGTGACCGTGCTTTTTGTTCCAGTTGCAAACAGAGCAGGTATCTTACGTCTTTCACCTGCTTTTAATTCGTCGTAATCAACATGGAAAAGCATAGCCAGTCGACGGATACTTTCATTTGCGTCGATAATAGATTTGTTCAGCATTGTGTAAGTTAAATTTAATACCCCAATTACTTCGGGATTTAAACTAATAAGGTTGTGGTCTTTCTCTACTAAAGTCTGAACCTGCTCCCTGAGCCCTAAATGTTTTTTGCTTCTGTATGTCTCGATTGCTTGTGCGCTCATTGTTTTTTCTCCTTAGTTTTTATATACTTACGGCATAAGAGGACGTTTAAACGCCCTCTCGTTCTTTAAAAATTTAGCTAATTAGTTATCGATAATTTAGACTCGCCTTTCTTTAGGATTGCTGTCTTGATCACTTGGCCGTCAACATAAAATCTATACTCACGGTCGCCGTTGTCATGGATTCTGTGGGTTGTTGAGTGCTTAACGAAGTGGTGCGAGTTCTTGCTGGATGTACCGACTAACACTTCCACCTCGCCAGTTTCCCGCACTCCGTAGCTTTTATCTGACTTATAGATACAAGCGGTGACTTTGTTGTAGATTGGGTATTGCCTGCTCATTGCTTTCTTCTCCTTAGTTAATTGATTTGGATAGATTAGTTGGAGGCGTCTAACAGTTCGATAATCATAAGCCGCTTAAGGTCTATATCTAAAAGCTTAGATTGCAAGTATGCTTTCGCTTTATCGCTTCTCGCTGATCTGATGAGGGCTTCAATGTTGGTAATGGCTAAGCCGTAGTTTCCAACTGCTGCCAGTTTGTCGGCCATTTCTAAGTGTCTTTGATATTGCTTCATCTGTATAAGTATCCTCTTTTATTTAGTGATAGAGTGATTCTAGTTTAAACATTTCATCAGGTCAATAATTATTTACGTTTTCTAATAAATCATTTGTTTGTTTTGGGTACTTCTCTCTCTCTTTCTTTTCTCTGCAGTCAGTTCAAGCACTCCCCAACAAACTAGAACCAACAGTTTAGGTTCATTAATGTTGAGGGGGTCGGAAAAAGAGGACGGGGAGGGGGCGCGGGCCTACTTAATTTATATAGTTCCCACCCACATACAAAACCGGAACTGTGAACTGCTTGTAGTTCGGGTTTCTGGTTTGTATTATTCGGAAAACGCAAGATATGTCGAAAAGTTCTAAAAGTTCGGATTATATTGTTTCACGTGGAACATAGGATGTTATGTCATGACTGACCTAGTACCTGACAAAGCCCCTGAAAAGAATTTAGGCGGTAGGCCGATGATTGTGCTTACTGAAGAGCAAAAGGAGAAGCTGACTTGGATGGCTCCTTATTTAACGACTGATATGATTGCTGATTCCCTGAAGATTCCCCGCAGGACTTTCTTTAAAATACTGGAACGTGATGAAGAGGTTGCTGCACTGTATAAAAAACACAAGAGTGATAAGGTCGCGGAAGTAGCGTCTAATCTGGTCAACAAAGCCATAGGAGGCGATACAACGGCCGCAATCTTTTTCCTCAAGACTCAGGCAGGGTGGAGCGAAAACAAGCTTAGAACGGCCGAGAAGCCCCAGATTCAAATTAACGTAAATTCGTTGGTTCAGGAGAAGGAGGTAGTAGAAGTCCAGGCTATTGAGGAAGATGATGTGTAGGTATTTGTTATGTATGAGTACGAAGCTACGATAGTCAGGGTTATTGATGGGGATACGATAGATGTCGACATTAATCTTGGTTTTGATTGCTGGCTTCATAAGCAGCGTATACGTCTTGCTGGTATTGATACTCCCGAATCTCGCACAAGAGATAAACAGGAAAAAGCGCATGGATTACTTGCAAAGAAATGCGTTCAGGAACATTTACAGCTCGGCAAGTCCTACCCGCTTAGAACAACGAAGAAAGGAAAATTTGGAAGGTACTTGGGTGAGTTTAAAACGGGAAAGGGATTTATTACGAAAATCCTTATCAGGGAAAAGTTAGCGGTTCCCTATACCGGACAGAACAAGAAGGAAATTCAAAAAGCACATCTGGCTAACCGAAAGGCGTTAAAGCATGAAGGATGATGTTACCACCTACCGTGAAACCCATAATGAAGACGGTTCTATTACTTTGTACCAATACAGGGATAACGAAGGAAAATTCATATCGACCAGAGAATTCCGTCAGGTTGATGTAGGGGAAACCTTTATCAAAACGGGCGAGTGGTCTATTAGTGATCTTAGATTAAATTGAGGTGAGATATGCCTAGAGTCGGTAAAAAGCATTATCCGTATACAGCCAAAGGAAAGGCGGCTGCTAGAAGGCAGGCTCAACGGACAGGGCAGAAAATGACCAACGTAAGAAAATCCCGTAGAAGCCGTTGAAACTCGATATAAATTTATTGCCCTGGCAAGAAGAAGTCTGGGGTGATGACAGCCGTTTCAAGGTTGTTGCTGCCGGAAGACGTACTGGAAAGTCCCGCCTAGCGGCTTATTTGCTGCTTGTTAAAGCCCTTAGCACTGACAAAGGCCATATTTTCTATGTGGCTCCAACCCAAGGTCAGGCTAGGGACATTATGTGGAATATGCTGCTTGAACTGGGAAGTGAAGTGATTAAGGCTTCTCATGTCAACAATATGCAGATCACCCTGACCAACAATATTATTATCTCGCTCAAAGGGGCTGACAGGCCAGAGACTATGCGGGGTATAAGCCTGTTTTATCTGGTTATGGACGAATACGCAGACATGAAGCCTGAAGTGTGGGAATCCATATTAAGACCTGCGCTGACTGACTTAAGGGGTGGTTGTTTGTTTATTGGAACACCTATAGGGCGTAACCATTTTTACGAGCTTTACAAACAAGCTGAAGAAACAGAGGGTTACAGGTCTTGGCATTATACGAGCTATGACAACAGCCTTCTGGATAAAGCGGAGATTGACGGGGCTAAGAAGTCTATGTCCTCTTACGCTTTTCGGCAGGAATTCATGGCTTCTTTTGAAGCCAGAGGCAGTGAGGTCTTTAAGGAAGAATGGGTAATCTTTGACGAAAAAGAACCTATGGGTGGTGAATATTATGTAGCGGCTGACCTTGCGGGGTTTGCTGAAATGAACAAGCCCAAAACCAAAAACACCAGACTTGATAATACGGCTATAGCGGTTGTTAAGGTAAATGAACACGGTTGGTGGGTTAAAGACATTATTTATGGGCGGTGGGACTTAAACCAGACCGCTATTAAGATATTCCAGGTAGTTAGGGACTATGAGCCTATTTCGGTAGGGATTGAAAGGGGCATTGCGAAACAGGCAGTAATTAGCCCTTTGACAGACCTTATGCGCCAATACAACAGGTATTTTAAAATCGAAGAACTAACGCATGGAAATAAAAGCAAGACTGATCGTGTTATGTGGGCTTTACAGGGACGTTTTGAAAACGGGAAGATTAAATTAAATCGGGGAGAATGGAACGATGTTTTTTTGGACGAGCTTTATCAGTTCCCCGATATATTGACGCATGATGACTGCGTTGACGCATTAGCGTATATTGACCAACTTCAAAAGATAACTTACCAACCAGAATATGAGTTCGATGATCACGAACTTTTAGACTCCGTAGCAGGGTATTGATATGGACGAACTATTCGATGACAGCATTTATGAAAGCGAATCCCTTGAAAGCTGGGTAATCGCTAAATGTGAAAAGTGGCGCGAACATTATAATTCCAACTATGAAGAGAAGTTTGAAGAATACTATGATCTCTGGCGTGGACATTTTAATCCTGACAATAAAACGCGCCCGAGTGAACGCTCCGAGATAGTAAGTCCTGCCTTACAACAAGCGGTCGAGTCCAGCGTAGCCGAAATAGAAGAAGCAACCTTTGGTCGTGGAGCTTTCTTTACGATTCGTGATGATATGCGTGACCCTGAAAGTCAGGACATAGCTTATCTAAGGGCAAAACTTAACGAAGACTTCAGAAAGCACAAGATTCGTAAGCAGGTAGGCGAATGCCTGATTAATGCTGCTGTTTTTGGCACAGGCATTGCAGAGATTGTCATGGACATGGATACAGAGCTTGCCCCTGCTACCCAGCCCATGCCAGATGGGACTATGCAAGCCTTTGGGGTTAATGAAACCGAAAGGATGGTAGTTAAGCTAAAGCCCGTTCTTCCTCAGAATTTCCTAATAGACCCGATTGCAACGAGCGTAGAAGACTCCATTGGTGTAGCGATTGATGAATACGTTTCTCCGCATACCATTAAGCTGTTGCAGGAGCAGGGTGTTTATGAAGATGTTGAGTTCTATGCTCAGACTTACGGAGATGATGCTTTAGAAGCTGATCCAAACTTATCTCAGGAGCCTGAAAACAAAGTCCGTTTAACAAAATATTATGGGCTTGTTCCACGCTACTTGATTAAAGAGCATACCGAAGATATAGATTTTGAAGAAACAGAAGAAAGCCTTGAAGAAACTATTGAAGACGGTGTTGAAGAAATTGTTGAAGATGATGTAGAGGTAGAAGTAGAGGTTGAAGTAAAAGAAAGCTATTACGTTGAAGCCTGTGTTGTCATCGCTAATAAAACAACTATTTTAAAAGCACAGTTAAATCCTTACATGATGGGTGACAGACCTGTTATCGCTTTCCCTTGGGATGTAGTACCAGGAAGGTTCTGGGGAAGAGGCGTTTGCGAAAAGGGCTATAACTCTCAAAAGGCTCTCGATGCTGAATTAAGGGCCAGAATTGATGCGTTAGCTTTAACCAATGCGCCTATGGTGGCTATGGATGCAACCAGAATGCCAAGAGGGGCAAGGCCTGAAGTCAGGGCAGGAAAGATATTATTAACCACGGGTGATCCAAGAGAAGTCTTACAGCCCTTTAATTTCGGGCAGGTTTCACAGATTACCTTTGCTCAAGCTGAGTCTTTGCAGAGAATGGTGCAGACTGCCACTGGTGCAATCGATTCGGCTGGTGTTCCAGGTTCTATCAATGGTGAAGCTACTGCTGCTGGCATAAGCATGAACTTAGGCGCAATCATTAAGCGTCATAAGCGAACTCTTATTAACTTCCAAGACAGTTTTTTAATTCCTTTTGTTAAAAGTGCTGCTTGTCGTTATATGCAGTTTGACCCTGAAAACTACCCAGTTAATGACTACATTTTTGAAGTCACTTCCACACTAGGAATTATTGCCCGTGAATACGAAGTAACGCAGTTGGTTCAGCTACTTCAGACTATGGGGCAGGAATCTCCAATGTATCCGATTCTGGTTCAATCTATTGTTGATAATATGCAGCTTCAAAACAGGGAACAGTTAATGCAAGCGATTGAACAGGCTTCACAGCCCGATCCTCAAGCACAGGAAATGGCACAGGTGGCACAGCAATCACAGTTACAATTTCAGCAATCTCAGACGAATGCGCTTAATGGTCAGGCTGCGGAATCTCAGGCCAGAGCTGGTAAGATTGCCACAGAAACCAAGGCTATTCCGATTGATCTGGAAAATGACAGACTCAAGGCTTTGGCAACAACAATGAAAGCCGAAGGCGAGATGGATAAAGATGAATTTATGAGAAGGGCTAAGATAGCCGATACGCTTGTAGACGAACAAAAGCTAGGGATTGAGCAGGAGCGTTTAGGCGTTGAACAGGAACGAGTTAATATTGAAAACAGAAAGATGCAATTAAATAACTAATTGTTCGTTAATAGGGACTTATGTTAATTTAATATGGATAAGGAGACTGAAAAATATGTTGAAGCCATGTACGATATGTTTCGTACTAAAGGCTGGAAAATATTACTAGAGGATTTATCCAAAAGTAAGGAAGAATGTAATTCAGTAGAAGCGACTAAAGACAACGATGATTTGCAGTTCCGTAAGGGACAATTAAATATTATCGCCTTTATAGCTTCTTTAGAAACTCAGGTTGAGTTATTGGTAAACGAAGATGAAAAGAATCTATGACTTTAAATGTCCTGATGGGCATTATGTAGAAAGGCTTGTAGATGAATCTGTTTATCAAGATACTTGTGACATCTGCAATCAAGAGTCAACCAGAGTAGTTTCTTGTCCCAGTTTAGCTATTGATCCGATTAGTGGGGATTATCCTACTGCTACGATGAAGTGGGCTAAAATGCGGCAAGAAAGAATCAAAGCAGAGCGGAAGGTAGCTAACTCGTAGTCTTTCGCAACAAGGTAGCCGATAGGTCTTGTAATTTCCGAGGTTAATTATGGCAGCAAAACTTTTAAACGAAGAGTCCGAAGATAATGTAGAGGCGGCATCCGTAGAGGAGATAAGCACTGAGGGGGAAGCCCCTGAAAGCCCTCCTGAGCCTGAATCTAAATTTGCTTCAAAGTCACGCGAAGATTTGGAAAAAATGCTTTCAGATCAAGAAGTTATGATTGGAAGGCAGTCTCAAGAAGTTAGAGATGCTAGACAGCAAATTGATGCGTACAAACAAGCAGATACTTTTATCCAGGGCCAGCTCCAAGAACAAAAGTCAGCCGAGCCTAAAGAAGAGTTAGATTATTTTGGTGATCCTGAACGTGCTATCAAGCAATCTATAGAGGAACACCCAGCTCTTAAACAGACGCAAGAGGAGTTGTTGCAGCTTAAACAGCAGAATGCTGCACAGCAAATCATGGCAAGGCATCCTGATATGGTGCAAATCGTACAGGATCAGAAGTTTATAGACTGGATTTCTCAAGATAATACGAGGATGAGGTTATTTAACGAAGCTAATCACGACATGAACATTGAAAGTGCTAATTACATTTTTAACGAATGGAAACGCGCAAATGCCATAAGTGAAAAGCCAGTTGAAAAATCCACCCGTTCTGCGTCTGTAAGGGCTGCTTCAACAGGCAGCGCAACAGGTAGCTCAGAACCCGTAAGCAAGAAGAAGTACAGGGCATCCGATTTAAGAAGACTCAAAAATGAAGACCCGCAAGCCTATGCAGATCGAAGTTCAGAAATTGAACGGGCATACCTTGAGGGTCGTGTAATTCGTAATTAATTTTGAGGAATTAAACGATGGCTACTTCAGTATATCCAGCCACGGGTGGTTTTAGTGATACTACTACTCAGGCAAATTTTATACCCGAGCTATGGAGTGATGAAATACGCGCTGCATACGAAAAACGCCTAGTAATGGCTGGCCTTGTAAAACGGCTACCCATGGTAGGTAAGAAGGGCGACACCATCCATATACCAGCTCCCACCAGGGGTTCGGCGACTGCCAAAGCAGCAAAAACGGCGGTCACTGTTCAGGCGAATACAGAAAGCGAAGTGCAGGTTGCAATTAACAAGCACTACGAGTATTCAAAGCTGATGGAAGATGTTGCTGAAATTCAAGCATTAGCTTCTATGAGAGGATTCTATACCGAGGATGCTGGCTATGCGCTTGCTACCCAGACGGACGTAGACCTCCACAACGAAGGTAAGAACATTGGTGATGCCAGTGATAACTGGGTTGGTTCTGGTTCTTACTACACTGATGCCTCTTCTGGTTTAACTGCCTATGCAGTCGACACCGTAACAACTTCAGACCTCGTCACCGATGCGTCATTTAGGGGTCTTATTAAGTTGATGGATGACAATGACGTACCTTTCGATGAAAGATACTTTGTTGTTCCACCTTCTTTGCGTTCGACTATGATGGGTATTGACCGTTATGTTTCTTCTGACTTTGTTGACGGACGAGGCGTACAAAACGGCAAGATCGGAAACATTTATGGCATAGACATTTATGTTTCTACCAACTGTTCTGTTACTGAGACTGCGTCAGAAAATAGTGCTGGCGGTGAGCTTAAAGCAGCAACCTTGTTCCACAAGGAAGCCTTTATTCTTGCTGAACAGCAAAATATTCGCTCTCAGACCCAGTACAAGCAGGAGTGGTTAGGTACGTTGTTTACCGCTGATACTATTTATGGCGTTAAAACCTATCGTCCTGATGCAGCATTTAACATGGTTGTAAATGCTTAATCTCCTTTGATCCTTTGGGGGGGATTAATTTCCCCCCGATTTTTTAATTAACGGAGCAAAGCATGGCAACTATTGTTACAAAGAACTCTAGCAGCGCAAGCGCAGTTCCAAGCAGTTCGGATTTGGTAGAAGGCGAGTTAGCGGTCAATACCGCTGATAAACGCCTGTTCACTGAAAATAACTCTGCAACAGTCATTGAGTTAGGGACAAATCCTTCTAGCGTTACCACTGGTGCTTTATCATCTACTGGGATTACTTCTTCTGGAACTATTAGCGGTACGGTAATTACTGCGACCACTAATTTTGCGGGCGCAATTACAGGAAATGTAACCGGAAATGTCACTGGTGATGTCACTGGTGATGTAACTGGTGATGTAACCGGAAATATTACGGGTACAGGTACATCCAGCCTTACAACTCTAGCAACAACGAACTTAACCGCTGGCGGGTTAGCTTATCCTACAGCAGATGGCGATGCGTCTACCGTCCTTTCCACCAACGGGTCAGGTACGCTCTCTTTTATTTCGGTTTCCGGTGCTTATGACCTTGCAACACAGGCAGAGGCAGAAGCAGGAACAGAAACAACTGGTAAGATTTTCTCACCCCTGCGTGTCAAACAAGCCATTGACGCACTTGCTGGATCGGCAAGTGTAGACGGCGGTACAGCAACTTCAAATTACACAGGTATTCCGTTAATAGATGGAGGGTCAGCATAATGGCTAGTAAAATTCAAATTCGCAGAGACACAGCCGCAAACTGGACTTCTGCTAATCCAACACTTTCAAATGGCGAATTGGGTCTTGAGACAGACACAAAGAAGCTCAAGTCTGGTGATGGTTCTACAGCATGGACTTCACTTGCGTATTACACCCTTGGAACTGCTGGTTATGCGGCCTATGCCGACACCACAGCAAACTTTACCGGAAATTTACAGGAAGGCGGGGCAGATGTTCTTGTTAGTGGGGGTGCGCTTGGCACTCCTTCGGGTGGCGTAGCTACTAATCTGACGGGGCTTCCCTTAACTACAGGAGTGACGGGAACTCTTCCTGTTGCTAACGGGGGAACTGGAGCAGCTTCCATAACCCAGCACAGTGTCGTTCTTGGTAATGGCACATCAGCAGTTCAAGAAGTTGCTCCTGGTACTTCGGGTAACTTACTCACATCAAACGGGACTACATGGCAGTCAACAGCCTCAACTGGTGTATCAGCAGGGCTTTCTATCGCATTAGCGATGGTAATGGGTTTCTAGGAGGAAATAATGGCAAACCCCAATATAGTAAATGTAACAAGCATCTTAGGTGAGACTACTTACCTGACTCCCTCGGCAACTACCTCGGTTATTTTGCTTCCTAATGCTGCAAGCAGCGGAAAGGTTTACAAAATTAATCAGATAGTAGCTGCCAATGTAGACGGAAGCAGTGCTGTAAACGTGAGCGTTGACCTCTACAGTGACGGGGATGTGGCTCAGGGTTCTGCCCCTTCAGGTGGTACAGCTTATCCTATTGTGTCTACTGTTTCAGTTCCGGCAGATGCTTCCTTGATTGTTGTAGACAAGACTACTGCGATCTACTTAATGGAAGACAGTTCGATTGCTGTGACGAGCGGGACTGCAAGCAAGATTACCTACACTGTAAGCTATGAAGTAATTAGTTAAGGAGTAGGCGATGCCTATAGGTGACCGTATTGGTGGGTTTATACGCCCTGGTTTTAATCCGTTATTAGCGCCGGATGCACCCACTATTGGGACAGCTTCATCAGGGGGCAGTTTAGCAATCTCTATAGCTTTTACTGCGCCTTCAGATGTGGGTGGTGGTGCGATAACCAGTTATGAGGCAGTAGCTACCGATACCGTTACTGGCGCAAGTTTTGCCGGAAGCGGGACATCTTCTCCTGTTACGATTACAGGTTTAACTGACGGTCAATCTTACACTACCACTGTTACCGCTATTAATGACTACGGGCCGAGCGGTATAAGTGCCGCAAGTAATAGTTACCAAGCGGCCTACGCCTATGAGCTATGGGTGTGGGGAAATAATGTTGATGGCGATTTAGGCTTAGGAAATACCACTGCTTATTCTTCGCCTGTACAAGTAGGCGCACTTACCGATTGGCAGGAGGTTGGTTTTTGTGATGTTACGGGGGTGGCTGTTAAAACTGACGGGACACTATGGAGTTGGGGGGATGGTGGTTACGGTAGGCTAGGTAACGGTTCTACTACTGACATTTCTTCCCCTGTGCAAGTTGGTGCATTAACTACTTGGGCTTCGATAGGGCCAGGTTTTTATAATGTTGGGTCAGTTAGACAAGACGGCACATTATGGACATGGGGATGGAATTATGAGGGAGCATTAGGTGACGGAACTACAACTAACCGTTCTTCCCCTGTCCAAGTAGGTGCGCTTACTGATTGGTCGCAAGTATCTGGCGGTATGCACTTTATGACAGCCGTTAAGACTGATGGAACTCTCTGGGCTTGGGGGAAAAACAATGTCGGCCAATTAGGTGATGGAAGCACTACCAATCGTTCATCTCCGGTACAAGTAGGCACTCTTACTACGTGGTCTAAAACGAGTTCTCGCGCTTTTTTCACAATGGCTCTTAAAACAGACGGTACTATTTGGTGCTGGGGCGAAGGTGGCTCTGGTGCGTTAGGCCAAGGCAATACTACCGATTACTCTTCACCAGTTCAGGTAGGCGCACTTACCACATGGGCCACTATCGGGCCTGGAAGTGAAACAGATCAAGCTAATTCAGAGTGGTCAATGGCTGTTAAAACTGATGGCACTCTGTGGACTTGGGGTGAAAATACTAAGGGGCAACTGGGCGATGGAAGCACTACTGATCGTAGTTCTCCGGTACAGATAGGTGCATTGACTACTTGGTCTAGTGTTTCTGGGGGAAGGAAGACGAGTTATGCTATTAAAACAGACGGAACACTGTGGGCATGGGGAAATGGTGAGGCTCTAGGGAATGGTACTACTACCCAGATAAGCTCCCCAGTTCAGATCGGAGCCTTAACCACTTGGAGTAAATTACCAGCGAACAATAAGACGGTTTCGGTGGGCGTTCTTGTTACATCCTAATATGAAAACAGAGTTATACACAGAGTTATACACAGAGTTATACACAGGGGTAAGCAATGCCTAATTATTCTGGTAAGTGGAGATTACCCACTGTTATGCAAGCTGAGGGTGCTGGTACGTGGTTTGTCCCAGCTAGAGAGCTATGGATGTGGGGGCATAACAATAAAGGTCAACTAGGTCAAGGAAACACCACTAACTACTCTTCTCCAGTACAAGTCGGGGCATTGACTGATTGGCTTATTCTGTCAGCGGGGTATATATATTCAACGGCAATTAAAACAGATGGTACGCTATGGGCGTGGGGTAGCGGCGCTAATGGATGTTTAGGACTAGGTAATACAAGTCTTTATTCTTCTCCAAAACAAGTTGGCGCACTTACCACTTGGTTACAACTTGGATCGGGTGAGTACCACGGTGGTGCAATTAGAACAGACAATACGCTATGGAGCTGGGGTGGTAATGGGGACGGGCAGTTAGGTGTAGGTGATACCACGGGTCGTTCCTCTCCTACACAGGTCGGCGCATTGACTGATTGGTTATACCTATCCTCTGGATATAGATTTGGTATTGCCCTTAAAACAGACGGAACTCTGTGGGCTTGGGGTAAAAACCAGTATGGACAACTAGGCCAAGGTAATACAACTAGTTATTCTTCTCCGGTTCAAGTTGGCGCTCTCACTACATGGGAAGCAGTCTCGGCTGGAAAATATTTTGTATTGGCTAAGAAAACAGACGGAACACTTTGGTCTTGGGGTAGAAATATGAAAGGCCAATTAGGTGACGGAACCACTGTCGATAAAAGCTCCCCGATACAAGTGGGCGCACTTACTACATGGGATGCTATTTATGCTGGTGGGCAAACCGATGATGGAGTTGGTGCGGCTATAAGGACTGACGGTAAGCTTTGGACATGGGGTGCTGGAGATTATGGAATATTAGGTCACGGCAATACCACTAATTATTCCTCGCCTGTTCAGGTAGGCACTCTGACTACATGGTCTAAGATAATGGCTGGAAACCAATTTATGCACGCCATTACAACTGACGGCGCTTTATGGGCTTGGGGTAGAAATAGCTATGGTCAGTTAGCTCAAGGTAATACCACTGATTACTCTTCTCCTGTACAAATTGGCGCTCTCACTACTTGGAGTGTTTTGCCAAGTACCAGTACTTCTCAGTATGCAGGTATGGCAATTAAATTAAAATGAAAAAACAAATACATTTTATGTCAGGTGTACCTCGCTCCGGTTCTACGGTACTGGCGGCTATACTCAATCAGAACAAACAGACCCATGTTTCTACAACGTCAGGTGTGGTATTTGCTTTGGATGCGCTGGCTAATGTCTGGCATTCACAAAAACTTCTTGGCGATAACGACAAGGAGCGAACCAAACTGGCTCAGACTATGGGTGCGGTGGTTGACACGTTCTACGAAGATGTTGAGGAGCCTGTCATTATAGACAAGGGCCGAGGCTGGCCTATCCCTCAAATTCTCAGTGCAATGACACAGGTACTTGGGGAAAAGCCCAAGATTATCGCTACAGTGCGTTCTATACCTGACTGCATGGCTTCTTTTGTGCGTGTGGCTAAACCGGACGATCTGGACGAGTTTATCTATTCTGGAATACTTAGTACCCATCTCAAGGCGGCATACATTTCCCTGCAAACGGGCTATGAGTTTGCGCCTGAGTGCTTTTGCATAGTGGAATATGAAGACCTTGTGGCTGATCCAAAAGCACAGCTTGATCGTATACACGAATTTTTAGACCTACCTGATTTCGAGTATGACTTTACAGCCATTGATGGCACTAGCGTTCAGGAAGATGACGAGGAGCTGCACGGTTACGAAGGAATGCACGATATTCAGCGTGTGCTTGCGAAACAGCATAGCGAAGACCCCAAAGACGTACTAAAGCATCATTACACTACCTTTTGTCAGCCTGAGTTTTGGCTGGATAAACCCCGCACAACTCCTGAATTGCATGATCTCGACCTTCAGTTAACTGCATCGAAGATGGGTAACTTTACCGAAGGCTGGCGTTTGAGTAAGAAGCTGGAGCAGGATGAGCCTAACAATCATCGGGCGGCTTACAACCGAGGGTGGTACTTGTTGCGTCAGGGAGAGATACAGAAAGGTTATCAGTTAATGGATCGTGGTCGAATAGAGGGAGTATTTGGGAATACTATTCCTGATGCACCTACTGGGCCGTGGGATGGCAAGACTAAAGGCACTGTGCTGTTGTATCTGGAGGGTGGTCTGGGCGATCAAATCCATCAGGTGCGGTATGCCAAGCCTATTGCCGAGCGTGGATGTAAAGTAGTCGTAGGTTGTTCTGGTCAACTTGCATCCTTGTTCGTTGATGTGGAGGGCGTAAGCTCTGTTGTTCAGCATGAAGCGTGTTTTGGGACTTACCATGACTTTTATGTACAGGGTATGTCGGCGGTTGTACCTCTTGGGTTTGAGCTAGAAGACCTGACGGGTGAAGCCTACATTACCAAACCAAAAACTATTAAAGGCTACCGTAAGCGGATTGGTCTGCGTTGGCAGGGGCAAAGTGCGTTTGAACACGAACACCACAAGAAGTTCCCTTATGAATTGATGTTTGATGCGGTAAAAGACGTAGATGCGGAGTTTATCTCTTTGCAGCGTGATGAAGGAACAGAGGCTTGTCCAGAATGGGTAGAACAAGTTCCCCTAGATACTTGGGAAGACACTAGACAGGCAACTGCCTCATGTGATCTGGTGATCTCCTCCTGTACCTCGGTCAGTCATTTGGCGGCTGCGATGGGGGTGGAGACTTGGGTTGTTACCCCTGTCATGCCTTACTTTTTATATGCACAAGAGGGCTATACCTGCCCTTATTACGATACAATGAAATTAATGCGCCAAGAGACATTCGGGTCTTGGAAGGCTCCTTTTGCCAGAATCAAGAGAATCCTTAACGACACGAAGCAACCATTACGGAGAGTTAAATGAGCGGAAAGTGGCCTGGAGGGGTAATAAGCAAAACTGCTCCTACTGTTACTGGCCCTACGGACGGTGAGGGTGGCAGTGCATCGGGTATCTGGACGCTGGATCAGGCAGCAGATTACGAGAAGCAAGGTCTGTGGCCTAAGCCTCTAATTCCCAGAGAGCTTTGGGGTGTAGGTGCGAATTGGAAAGGGCCAATAGGGGATGGTTCGGAGACAGCCCGTTCCTCTCCGGTTCAAATAGGTGCGCTTACTGATTGGATCGCAAGTGCCGGAGGAGCTTATCATTCTATATTTAAGAAGTCGGATGGGACTCTTTGGGCTACAGGTAGAAATAACTTTGGTCAACTAGGTCAGGGGAACACTACTGACGTTTCTTCTCCTGTTCAAATCGGAGCGCTGACTAATTGGCTCACGATAGCGTGTATGTACGGCTCCTCTTTTGCCGTTAAAACCGATGGGACTTTATGGGCTTGGGGGCAGAATAACTTTGGACAACTTGGGCAGGGGGATACTACCAATCGCAGTTCTCCTGTTCAAATCGGAGCTTTAACCACATGGGCAGAGGTATGTGGGGGTGAGCAAAATATGGCGATGGCCGTTAAAACCGATGGGACTTTATGGTCTTGGGGTGCTAACAGCGCAGGTCAATTAGGCTTAGGGAATACGACTAACTATTCTTCACCAAAACAAGTCGGCGCATTGGCTACATGGTCTAAAGTAACCGCTATAGGCAGCGCATCTCTGTCCCTTAAAACAGATGGCACTCTTTGGGCGTGGGGATATAATGCTCAAGGACAGTTGGGCCAAGGAAATACCACCAATACTTCATCTCCTGTTCAGGTTGGGGGGCTAACTAATTGGTCAGCGATAGCTAACAGTGTTGGAGGGTCGGTCTTTGCTCTTAAAACTGATGGCACACTGTGGGCTTGGGGAGGCAATCCCTATGGCGAGCTTGGAACAAACAATACCACTTATTATTCCTCTCCTGTACAAATAGGGGCTTTAACAACATGGAGCAAAGTAGCAGGGGGTAGTAGAACAGGGCAAGCCATTAAAACTGACGGGACACTATGGACTTGGGGCAGGAACGCCAGCGGTCAACTAGGGCAAGGTAATACCACCGATTACTCTTCTCCTGTTCAAATCGGAGCTTTAACTACTTGGAGTGTTTTGGGCAACCAGAATACTTCTACCACAGTCCATTTTATTAAAACACCTTAATTAACAGGAGGCTATTATGGCTCTATATGTAAAAGTTGTAGATAACGAAGTAACACAGGTTTGGGATACGCAGCCTCCTGAGGGGGAAGCTGGCTGGAAATCAGCCGTTGAAGTGCGTCCTGACATTACTGACGGCAAGCAAATCTATACTGCCCATACGTTTGATCTGAGTGCCGATCCGGTGCAGATTGTTTACGGTGTGGAGGATTTGACTGTAGCCCAGCGTAAAGCGAATCTGATTAGTAAGGCTAACGCTGAGTATCAGCAAGTAGCTAACGAGCAGACTCAGCTTGAAGTGGATAGCGCATCGGGTGATGCCGCAGCGGTTGAAACGGCTAAAACTACCAAGAACTCAAAGATAGCGGCTATTAACGGCTGTTCTACCCACGCTGATTTAGACGCACTCTAATCGTAAGGGGGAGGTCATAGTGAGCGATGAAAAAATTACTTTTCAGCGCCTTGTTGCTGGTGGCTTCTCCCGTGTTCGCGCAGGAGACAACTACGACCAATGTGAATACGGATAACGATACGGATATTACGTCTACGACGACGGCGACGACGACCAATACCAACGTCAACACGACAACCAGCTCATCCCAGAATGTAAATCAGAATACTAACGTATCGACAAATACGAATACCTCGACTTCAACAAACGTCAATCAAAATACCAACCAGAACACCACTAATTACACTGGTTCATCGGTAAATCAGAACACGAATCTGAATACCAATAACAGCACGTCTAATGTTACGACGAGCAGCAGTTCAAATAACGTCAATACCAATACCAACAATAATACCAGCCTGAACATTAACCAAAACGCAACTACGGTCACTGCTAATAACTCAAATATTAATAATACGACTACGAGCAATACATCAGTAAATACGAATCAGAACACCAATCTGAATACGTCAAACAACACAAATACGAATAACTCAACATCCAGCAGCGTATCAACATCAAACAATACAAATAACTCCACCAGCACTAATGTATCCACGATAAACAACACCAGTAATTCAACGAATGTTAATCAGAACACCAGTGACGTAACGCAAAATTCAACGAGCAATAACACGAATACGAATTTCACCAGTTCGCAGGATGTTTCCCAAAGCACCAGTGAGATAAGCAGTTCTGCAAACAACATCAATCAGAATACAAACAACAACACCAGCCAAAGCACCTCAACGCAAAGGGTGACGCAGAGGATTGAGTCACCACCACCCAGCGCGATAGCTCCGTCTATCGGGTCTAGCTACTCGCAGGATTTGTGTACTACTGGCATCTCAGGAGCAGTGCAAAGCCAGATATTTGGCTTCTCTGGTGGCAGGTCTATTACCGATGAAAACTGTGAAAGGATTAAACTAGGCAAGACGCTTTACGATATGGGGATGCGTGTGGCTGCTGTGAGCCTGATGTGCCAAGACCAGCGTGTTTTTGACGCTATGCGTATGGCAGGCACTCCCTGTCCTTACGAGGGATTGATTGGCGCAGAGGCTCAAATTGCATGGGACGAAGCAGAAGCAGAAGAAGAGGTAAAGGAAAATGAAAGCAGGTCAAGCAACAGGCGCAACTGTCAGCCCCACAGGAGACGTTGCTGATGAGGTGGTTAGTAGCCTTACTGTTTTGCTCTACTGCCTATGGCGCAAGCACGAGCGATCCAACTGCGTATATCTATGAAGGCTCTCAGGCGCTTATAAACCTGTCGGGAATGTCTGGGACTACCAACATGAACGCTTGTGATGATTGCATCTCAGGCTGGAGTCCAGATTTTGGATTTGACTTTGACCTCTGGGGTAATACTTATAGAAAGGCAAAAATGTCCACTAATGGCTGTGTCAACTTTTCAGGGCTTAACTGTAGTGATTACACTCCGCAGCCGTTGCCGTACAGGGATGAAACACTGTATCCCTTTTGGACTGATTTAATACGAAACAACAGCAGTAAGATGCTGTTTAAGTCTTTTGATGATTACGTTGTGTTCGGTTGGTATGGGATGAAAGAGTATTCCTATCCAAATCACCGAGGCAGCAATAACTTTGAGGCTATTTTATGGGCGAATGACACTTACGAGTACCGCTATGGTGCGCTGGATATTATTAAACATGATGTCTTAATCGGAGAACAGCACACCAGCTCTGTGCATAAGACTTTCCGGTATTTTGATGATGGCACTGGAGGACATAATAACTGGGATTCGTTTGATGCAAGTTTCAGCGGAAATGTGCTGGAAGGGGGTGGGTCGCTATATTCCGCTTCTCTAACGGAGCTGTGTAATGCTAATCCGCTATACAGTACGTCATGCTCCGGTTATGCAGCAGCCTACCTTGCCCAACAATGCGGCATTAGCGCGTTATACGACTCTGCCTGTAGTGGTTATGCGGCTGCTTATCTAGCCCAACAGTGTGGAATCAGTGCGTTGTACAACTCAGAGTGTACTGGTTATGCGGCAGCCTATCTGGCGCAACAATGTGGATTAGATGCCACCTATGACCCTTCTTGTGATGGGTACTGGGAGGCAACCTTTGTAGCAACGGTGGCTGATGACTACACGGACGTTGTGGATGGCGATGATGTCTCTGACTATTATTTTGTGGACGATGATGACCTCACTGATTACTACGTTGTAGAAATTGATGTAGTGGAGTACGACTCCGGCGATGACACCTATGATGATGGCTCTAATGGGTATAGCTTAGATGGATCGGATCAAGAAGATACTTGGATGGGTGCTGCTGTTGTTATGGTTAATGACAATCTACTTTCTGGGGATGATTCTGGCTTTTCTGATGATGATGGAATGGATGAATTTTCTGATCTCCCAGTAATTGAGGGGGAACCTTTTGAGGAAGAGGTTTTTGAGGAGGTTTTTGAGGAAACAATTGTAGAAGCCTTTGAAGAAGTAGCTGTAGTCGAGGAAGTTTTTGAAGAACCGGAAGAGGTTTTTGAAGAGATAATTGTAGAAGAATCTGAAGCTCAGGAAGAGCAGCGGATAGAAGAAGAAAGAGTTGAAGAGCAGCGGCTTGTAGAAGAATCGCAGGTTCAGATAGCCGAAGAGTCTATACTAGAGGTGGAGGAAGAAGTGGCAGAGCCTGAAGCGGTGATTGCCGAAGAGAGGGCAATCCTGGAGGTAGCAGAACCAGAAAGGCGAGGAGTGGACATTACGAAATTGGCATTAGGTATCGTAGCTGAAACCTCTGTTATGCCTACTATTTCAACTCAGGCTTTTTCGCAAGGTACGTTTTCTCTCACTCCTACCACTGAAACTGCTTTTTCGGACATTAGTTTTGCAAGTGAAGCTATTGACGAAACTCAGACAGCGGCACTGGCAGAAGTAGGAATTGTGTTTGATTCAGGCTCTATGCAGCTTGCTCAACTCGGTCAGACCGACATACAGCAGAGCATGGATACCGGAGGCTTCACTGATGTATTTGGTGATACAGGAGGCTTTGAGCCTGAAATAGAGGTGATTCAGGGCATTGTTTCCACAGGCCCAGTACAGAATTTTAATCAGATAGGTACTCAAAGCGCCGAAGAGACACCTTCTGAAGAGGTTGAAGTCATGCAGGAGCTAAGTGCATCAGTAACAGAGATGCAGTTTGAGCAGGACTTTAACGATGCCATAGCAACAGGGCAGACTATAGGGCAGTTTCTTTCTAACCAGCTACCGGATTTCGGGCAGTTTGACGTTGCACCGCCGAGTGTAGAAGAGCAACAAACGGTTCGCAGGGCTGAAAATGCCATTGAGAGCATGAGCGATGCAGAGATAGAAGAGGCTCAAGAAGCTCAACTGGAGGGCATACAGGACTCCGGTGGATTTGAGGATCAAAGCCTAACAATTCTTTTAATGGGCAGAGTTCAGGGAATGGAAGCCTATAACATCAATTTAGTTGACCAGCAACAATGGTATCAGGACAGAGAAATATACGGTGGAAATGTGCCAGTAGACGGCAATGTCAGGGCGTTACAAGGGCAAGGCGCACAGACATACCAGGATTTAGTAGGACAGCAATATGACCGATGATAAGACTGAAATTGAATTTGCTGGAGCAACCTTCTCAGGCAGTAAATTACTGCTAATTGTCCCCCTTTTAGGGACTTTGGGTGGTGCAATGTGGGGAGGTTTTGAGGTATATCAACGACTTATAGACGCGGAAACAGCTATTACGGAGTACGTCAGTCCTGATTTTTCCGGTTATGATGAAGCCTTGGCAGTGTTGCAGTCACGGCTTACCGACCAAGACCGAATACTCGATACCGTTGAAGAGTCATTACGGGCAGAAACCGAAGGTGTTGAGAATCAGCTTGAAAGGGTGCTGAGTAATGTTAATGACCAAATAGACACGATTGAAGCCGATGTGCGTCAAACCGAAAGTATTGCTAGAATTGCAGAAGATGCTGTGGCTAATACCACTAGAGAATTGCGCGATGATGTATATGCTCTGGAAGAGAGGGTAAATGACACTCTCAGAGAAGTTGATGTTGAGCTGCGTGAGATTAGAGAAGAACTAGAGAATAGAATACAACAAATGCTAGATAATCCTCTTAATGACAGCGAGTAATAACATGAATGTCGATCCCGTTTTATTAAATGTTGCCTGCGGATGGGCAATTAAAGCCTATAAAGACCAGAACAAAGATGCCGAAAAGATAGAATCTAAACTAACAAGTACAACTGCCTTCTTTGTCAGAAGGAAAACCATAGATATTATAGCGTTCAGAGGAACAGCAGAAGGGCAAGATGCCTTAACTGACGCATTTGTTGTTCCTCTTCCTTGGGCTGGAAGGCTCTGTCATGGAGGATTCCGAATAGCTATAAAGTCAATATGGAAAGAAATTGAAGAAAAACTCGATTATAAGAAGAGAACTCTATTTTGTGGTCATAGCCTAGGAGGAGCTTTAGCAGAGCTGGCGGCAGCGAAAGTCCATAAAAAGCACTCAAATCTCAACCTAGTTACCTTTGGGAAGCCAAATACCTTTTTTAAAGGCTTTAAGCGTCCCTTACAGCTCGATAACCAAGTTTCTGTAGTGCATGGTAGTGATATAGTGGCTCGCATTCCAAGGCTCTTATATGGCGCGTCATGCAGCCAAGATCAGCTTTATTTTGCAAATAATGGTGCTTGCAGGATAAACCCCGATAAAGATTTTAAGAAAAGTGACTTTTTGTCTGAAAAAGACGAAATGCTGAGTGACCATTTTATGAAGGGTTACAGGAAGTCATTAGATGTTTTTCTTACTGATTGGGAAAAATCAAAGAAAAAAGAAGGATTAAAAGGTGCGTAAAATATATTTAGTATTATTTGTTTTTTTATTATCGGGGTGTTCTGTAAGTGAAGAGATGATCGCTAACAAGCAATTATACTGCTCTGAACTTTACAAAGGAATCCGTGCAGTGGGCAGAGTTGCTACTGAAGTTACCACAGGTATAGCGATACCGGATGCTTGCGACACTATTGACGAGATTGTTGCGGAGGAAAACGCTGATGCAACCGACAAAAGTGATTCGGAATCTTGAGGCGTTAATAAAGTTATGGTTGATTTTGTATGAAACTTAAAGGGATTCTGGGAGCATTAGCTCCTACGCTGGTGAAAACAGTAGCCAGCAGTAATCCTATCGCTGGAGTGGCAGTTAAATTAGCAGCTAAAAAGCTAGGAATGGATGAAACCTCTAGCATAGAACAAATAGAAGAAGTTGTAGAACGAGAGCCAGAAAAAGCAGAAATCTTGCAAGACGCAGAATTAGAGATAAAAAAGCTCACTGCGAATATTGAGGGGTTCAGGCTTGAGACAGAGGATAGGCAGGACGCAAGAGATAAATTTGCGAAAGACCCTACGCCTAAAGTCATTGCAGTTATGGCAATGCTTGGGTTTTTGGCGTATATATTTATGGTTACGCTGCAAGCGCCTGAAAGCAATGATGACGCCATTGTCAACCTTGTTCTCGGTTATCTTGGGGGCTTGGTTAGCGGTATCGCCAGTTTCTACTTCGGGTCTAGCCACAATGGAAATTAACGGTATGGAAAAACTCATAGAACAACTCAAGCGCCATGAAGGTGT